CAATTATCCTAAGCCCTTCCGCATCATAGACTCACGTTGCATCTCAATGCGATCTTGGTTTACTTCGTTTCGGTTGTCGGCAATCTCTTCCTGCAAATCCAAACGAGCCGCATCCGTTACCGCACGTTGCTCTAGCTTGGCACCCTCTATCTCAATCTTAGCCTGATCTATCGCAGCTTTGTGCTCCGCTTCCATCTGCTTGATCTGAAGTTCCTGCGTGCGAATTTGAACCAGTGGGTCTTCTCCACCACTCTTCTGACCTACTGCCAAACGAGGCATGATATCCGCCATCAACTCCGCTTCCACTACCGCAACCTGAGCCTCTACCTGCTCAGGTGAAAACTGTTGTGGCTGCAGTTGCTGCATCTGTTGCTGGGCTTGTTGAGGCGATATAGCCCCTGCCTGAGCCATCTGTTGTAGTTGCTGCATCTGTTGCTGTGGTCCCGCAACAATAGACTGTATCTGCTCCATAACCGTTTCACGGGCCTTCAGTGAGACATGCTCCAACACATGAGTAAACAATCCTGCCAGAACAGGGGGAGTGCTTTGAAGTATCGGCAAATTCAACAAACTCAAATGAGCCTGTATGTGAGCATCGTGGTCTTGAGGGGGGAACGCCTTAGCTGGCTTTCCAGAGATTATATCCGAGTTCTCCATCGCAGGGTCCATTGGCTGCGGTTGAGGAGGGGGCGGAAGTATCTCGTTAATGTTTTGCACCTCCAACGCCTGATACATTCTTTTATAGGCTGCATGGAGGTTATGCATTTGCGGGTTTGACTGAGCCAACTGGAGTTGTTGTTGGGCCAATGTAACTCGCTGCGCCATCGAAAAAATGTTAGGGTCACTGACTGGGAGGACGTCAACCCTGCCGTCGAAGTCTTGCGCCTTAACCTGCTGGGGTGCCCCAGACACCTCATATGGGTAAATAGGAGGTAGGTTTTCAGCGAAGATACGCGCCAAAAGCCGGAACTCGGTTTTCTGCGCGTAGTGCAATCGTTTGTGAATCGCGGACATAACCTTTGATCCACGTTCCAACAATGCAACAGTCGTGCCGACTGGAGATTGCTGGTTCATATCTGGTACCTGTGCGTCTGCTACAGATATAAAGCGTCTGCCATCTGCAACCAACCCACCAAGCATCTGTGCCAAGGTAGCCGAAGGCTCCTTGTATGGCAGAGGAATAATCGAGTCCCTAATTGCACCGCCCGGAACGTCAATGTCCCGCCACTCTCCCGGTTGCAGTGGCTCATCAGAGTTACGAACGCGAACACCACGAGCCTTAAAACCAGCCGGAAGATTGGCTAATGTACCAGCGTCAATTAACTGTCGCAAAATGCTAGTTGATGCGCGACCTAAGCCGCCAATCATATGCACTAAACCAAAGCCATAAAACCCTAATCCGGGCATAAACTTGTAGTGAACAAAGTATTGCCGCTTACGACGAACTGGGTCAGCGCCGTCATAGTTGCGACGAATAGCCAAAACCTGACCAGAGTTGTCATCAATCGTAATGATATATGGCAGTTTTATGCCCGATGGCTCCCCAGTCTCAGGGTTAATGTCCTCGAAACCATCAATGTCCATGTCCGCATGCATCTCTAGCACCGTCAGAACATCGTCCGAGTAATTCTTTGATAAGCCCTCTAGCTCGTTAACCTTCTGACGAACAGAGTCAGCCTCAACCTCTCCGCCCTCCTTGAGATCAACGTCACGATACATGCCGCCAACCTGCATCTTGCGTACATCGTTGATGTCCATACGCAAAACATGGGTGACTCGATTGCTTGTAGCCAAGTCAGAAGCAGAGTACGGCACAACTAAGTCTTGTGCTGGGATGAACTGTGCAACTGCACGTTGTTTCGTAGCGTCGAAGTAAACCTTCTTAAACGTAGAGCCAGACAGAGGGAGATAAAACAGCATCTGATCCATGTCCGGATCGTACTCTTCCATAATCTCCGTAATCTGGTAGTTCATAAAGTTCTCTACACGATTAGCCTGATCCTCACGAGCTTGATCCTGCATACCCATAAGACGGGTTCTAACAGGGCCACCCGCTGGCAGAAGCTCCTTGTATGCCTGCGCCTGAAACTGCGTGACACTCTCGCTAATCATGGGATGCACAATGCCGGACGCACCCTCAAACGGAGTTGTGCGCTCCTCTGTTTTTAACCCAAGTAAATCCAAACCCTTGGTGTACGTCTGCTCCCAATCGGACCTCGACTCTAAGTCTTCCTCGTATAACCCACGAAGATCAGAGGATATCTCGCCAAGAACACCGTCATCCAAGTATTCTGCCAAGTTTGCATCAAACGGAATGTCATCAGGGATATCCATAGGCATCTCTTCCATAGACTGGACTATCGCCCCGCCCATGCCGTCATCAATAACCTCGGCCCCGTTAGGAAACTCCATAGGCACATCAATCGGTACTTCTATGTCTGGTGCCATTACCATCAGTAATACTCCCGTCTACGAGGCTTCCATTCTTCTTCTTGGTCATCTTCGCCATCCAGATAGATGAACCCACCCTGCCGGAAACGCATTAAAGCTAGGGTCATACTATCACAATAATCGTCATTGTCACCATACGGAAAAGAAGTAACCTCTTCGATGACCTCTTCAGGAAACTTCTTGTCCATCGGATACCAAACCACCCCCGCCTCAAACAACGGAGCTACCAAGTGCATCCTAGTGACCTTATCTTTGCCCCTGCCCGGAGAAAAACCCAAGGCAGGAATGCCCTTGAGACGTAATTCGTCTATCAAAGGTTGTCCAGTGGCCTTGGCTTCAATGATAACCATGTCTGGTTCCCAGTATTCGTGCTCATCATAGGCAATTTCCTTTAATTCAGGGAAACTCCACCTACCACGCTGCGCATCCATCAAAATTATGTGGTCAGGACCGCCCTCTAGAGGGTTAAACACGCCCCAAGTCGTAATCGCGCTGTAATCCGCGCTTTCCTTCTTCGAAAACGCCGTATCATACGACTGCATGACGTACTTTAAGGGCGGAATCTTGTCCTGCTCCCACGGTTGCCACCAATCGCGCTTGATAATCGCAGATTCCGAGGCCGTGGGCGTCTGTTGCCACTGCGCAGACCACTTTGAGACAGGCAAAGACGCTTTAATTCCCAGTAATGCGTCTTTTTCCCAGAACTCAGGCCACAAAGGGTTGCCACTAGGCAAGATCGCAGGAAATTCTACCACTTCCCACTTGTCTGCCATGATGTCACCGCCCTGTCGGGCCAGTAATCGACCCGTAAGGTCCTTCTTACCCCAGCGGGTCATAACAATTATGATTGCACCCCCCGGTTGTAGACGCTGACGGGGACCAGAAGTGTACCACTCATACGCATTGTCGAACGCAGTGTCGCTCATAGCGTCCTGCTCCGAGTGCGGATCGTCAATCACAAACAAATCCGCGCCACGACCCGTGACCGCAGCACCAACACCCGCAGCAAAATACTCGCCGCCCTTGTCAGTGCCCCATTTTCCCGCGCCCTTGTTGTCTTCCTTCAAGTTCGTCTCCGGAAAAATCTCCCGATACGCAGGATCGTCAATTAAATCTCGAACCTTCCTACCAAAACGTACAGCTAGTTCTGTATTATGGGTAGCCTGAATTATCTTTAGTTTAGGGTTCCTACCCAAAAACCATGCAGGCATCAGATAACTCGCAAACTCGGACTTCGAATGACGGGGAGGCATGTTAATAATCAACCGCTTCAACTCGCCACGAGCCACAGCCTCCAGCTTTTCCGCAATCACCCTATGATGACGGCCCTCAATGAAGTTCTCATACACATGATGCGCGAACGGCATGAACTTGTTCTGCGCCTGCTCTTGTAAATCAAGCCGCTTCTTGGCCTCAGTTAAAGCCAGTATTTCTTTCAGCGCCTCCTCGGGAAGCGCATCAAAGCTCTGAAGGGTCATCTTGTTCCTCTGCGGGATAATAAACCATTACCAACGTTCTACATCTAGGACACGACAAGTTCGTCTCCATAACATAGTCCTCATCGTCATCTATGTCATGGTCCCCGCCCCAAATTAACTCGGTACTACAATGCCAACAGTTCATAGTCCCTCCGAGCTAAAAAGAAAAACCAAGGCAGATAGCAAGAGGAACACGAAGGAACCTTGTCCACCGTATCCTCCTCAATAATCTCTTTACCGCAATGCCGACATTTCATGACTAACCCATAATCGGAGTCATCGGAATGCCTGCAATGCCTTGAGGCGTGGGAGAAGAGATCGTTGGACGAACGTAGTCTATAGGTTGAGTATAACCCGCCATAGGCATTCTTCCCATCGGTGCTGCTGGAACACGGGGCGCAAGATCAGGAAATGGACTGCCTGCAAAATTACCCTGATACTGAGCAGGAGCCGCAGGAGCCGCAGGAGCCGCAGGAGCCGTTTCATACGCCACACCCATTACAGGAACGCACATCCCCGTTACCGGATCAGTCCGATAACCTTCGGGGCACGGATCATAGTTGCCGTAAAAGTTGTTGTCATCGCCATCGCCCATTGATTCCGCTTCTTGACGATCTCTACTGTCTCGTGAAGCCTGTTGAAAATTTGCATAGGCCAACGCAGCCTCATCAGAAATGCCCCCGTCTTTATTCCTAAACGTTCCAAAACCCAAACCCTCTAGGGCATCCGTAAAACCTTCAGGGCCACTCAAAGAACCAAGGCCCAACCTCAAGTCTGTTGCCAGTGACTTCGGCATCTCTTTCCGACCGCGCAGGAAATCCGCTAGTCCGGGTTTATTGGTTGGGTCTGGCACATACACACCATCTTTAAAAACCATGTTCTTGGGTCTAATATTAGGACCACTGAAATAAGGAACATTGTCATAGTTAAACTTATCACTCGCTTTAGGAATTTTAAGACCAGCCTGCTGAAACGTTACTGGCTTGTAATCTGCAAACGGAATGGTTCTCGTATCGCCGTTGTCATCATCGCCACCACTTGGAACAGTAATTGTAGAGGGGCGCATCTTGGGACGAGTCATGCCACGAGGTGCTCTTACATCCGGACCCCCCGGTTGAGACCCCCGCCTTGTGTCCCTAGAAGTATTATAATTCTGGCCCTGACCAGACGCAATGGCGCTAAAGAAATCTCCAAAGTCTTGCAAAATACTCATATCAACTTCCCATCCTAAACATGTTTCCGTCACTGTCTCTTAAACTAGCAATTCCACCTGAAAACCTATCCATAGGATTAGGAGGTCGTTTAGGAACTTGCAAGGAACTTAGCTTCTCAAGCATAGGTTGTACGTCCTTGTCCAACATACCTAACCCCATCTGCATCGCCCGAAAACCCTTGGCCTTCGGATCACCCTTCTTAGCCTCCATGACAGCCGCAGCTATCGCCTCCATCCGAGGATCAACGCCCGTAGCCGCCGCGCCCGTGATGCCCGAAGGTTGGTTCACAGCATTGTATAAATCCGCGTCCGCCTCCCTGATAGCCGCCGCTTCACTATCAACAGCAGGTTCTGCAACCTCTAGTGTAACCTCGGGTTCTGAAACAACAAGAAACGGGCGAATACCCTTTTCGTTTCGCTTTCCTAAAACCTTGTCAACATGCTTGACTGTGTTAGGAAACTGCTCCGACATATCTAAAATGTTTTTGCCCTGAGCCAACAACTTCTCAACCCTAGTAGGGCCAGAATGATACCCCGCAATGGCTAAAGCATAATCCCCCTTAAACTTCTCTAAGTTCATGGCTAAATACTCGGCAGTGAAACGAACGTTTTCCTCCGGATCAAACGGGTCTTTTAATGCGGCTACACCGTGTCCGGGTTGTCTAGCAGTGTTAGGCATAGCTTGACCAAGGCCCATACCTCTTCCTTGAGAAGTCATAGGACCCTTAATATTCGGATCGTTGCTCGACTCCTGAAAAATCATCCTAGCTAAAATGTCCGGTCGAACACCAAACTTACTAGCGTACTTCTGTATGTATTCGTCAAGCTGACTCATAGCATATACCCCATCGAACCAAGACCCGTGAACCGTGAAACACGACCACCGTCCGCAAACGGTATTGCATCGGTAAGATCGTTTCGACGTTGAATCAAAGCGTCTTGTTGCTTTGTAACAGGTACTTTAAAACTGTATACTCTCGTGTCCTCCGGACCCATAGGAACCCTCCCATGCTTCTCAAACGCATACGTGTCCAGCCCTCTTTCATCTATCATCCTGCGAACGGCAGGGTACTTTCGAGCCAACTCAACAAACCTACTCTCCGGCAATAAAGCACCTAAACCAACACTAACACCGCGCTCCAATAAACCCTGACCTTTTGCGTCCCTGTTTATTTTAGGATTTAACCGCTGCTTAGGAGTTATCCTCTTCGCACCGTATACACCGCCCATCTCCTGCGCAATACGAGCCTGATACTCCCCCGGATTATCCATATACATCTCAAAAGACGTCTTCTTTTTTAAGGCATCACGCTCCGCCTCTAAATCCGCTATCGCCGCTGTATCATTGTCGCCGCCACGGCCCTCGGATATCCGCTTCTTATGAAACTCAATCATACCCTCAATAGAATTTAACGCACCCACTTTATAATCAAACATCACCTCGGGGTTGGAACCAAAAACATCTTCGCCAACACCCCCCTGATCCAAGAACATGTGCTCCATCTCGTGACGAATAACGTCCTTCTGTTGAGACTTGGAAAGTGAACCATCTACAACAATACTATTGTTGCTCGAATCATAATATCCACCATAATTTGTGTCCCCCAAATCCTTAAACTCTACAGTAACTTTGTCTAATGCATCTGGTCTATGCATAGAAAGAAACCGCTTAGTAACACTATCGTCCAATGAAACAATGCTGCTTAACTTGTGCATCCCCAAAACCGCGTCCTTCGGATCAGGGATCGTGATCCTAATACTCTCAGGAGAAGACACATAACCAAACCTTCGTTCCTTTAAATTCCCAGCAGCGTCCCGCGTATCAATAAAACGAAGCCCATACTGCTCTGCAATAACCTCGGGAGAAACCCCCAGAGATAAATCAGCCTCCGCTCGTAATACATTGTCCGATGCCTCGTCAGTTAAAACCCCAAACTGTGAATCATTGTCCATCGTTCCCTCACGAGACCGATTAGGAGTTACAAACCCTGCACGATTCGAAACAGGAATCTCCCCGCCGTTTAAAACCCCAAACTCCGCAGCTTCAGCAGATTGCCTCGCATCCATAGCTCTATCAAAAATAGTCGCAGCGACCTGATCCGCCCTCCCCAAAGCAACACTAGAAGCAACAGACGCAACAGGAATACTAGCAGCCTTAACCATAGGCAAAACCTCCAAAGCACCAGAAGCAGCAATAGCAGCCCTTAACTGAGCGTCACGAGCCTCACCCTCACTCATGCCCTGATCCTTGAACCCCTCAATGCCACCCTTTAGCTGAGAAATACCCTCCACAATGCCCTTGCTCATATCCATTGGAATGTTAGTCAAAGCCGTAATAATACCCTCGTCTTTAACGTCCCCCGTAAAATCACGAATACTCTCACTGCCGCCCTCGTATAAAGACTTTAAAATACCCTGTATGCTGGCACTGTTTCGAAAACTATATGGGGCCTTGCGAATCGCAGCCTTCGCTTTCTCCCCCATCGTCTCATACTCATCGTCAACGCCAATTACATTGTCCAAAAGATTGTAAAGAAAAGGACGCGTCTCAGAAGACATCCTCAATGGTGATGGAGTAAACTCTGCCATATTATCGAACCTCGGACCTTGGTTACCGGAACTATAACCAAAGAGAAATGAATTTGCACCCAGATTTTTTCCGAACGAAAAAACACCGGAACAATTTTACCGAACCAACACTATAGGACGCCGCACGACCCGTGTACCTCCTAAATGGGGGGGATGGGGGTCGAGGTTGTCTGGCTACCGTTGCAATTAGGCATAGTAACCCCCGAGGTCGTTTGAGTAACTAGACTACACGGACCTTGCACCAGAATAAAAAGGTCATGTTTCAGGAGATGCCTCTCACGGATCGTATGCCTTTAGGTAATAGGTCACGTACTACTCTCTATAAAAAAAACATCTTGTCCTGCGTTTTCAACAGACCTCGTGTTTTTTTGGAGCTGTTAACCTTTCACTCATGAATCAAGCCCTCAAGGGGTCTTGACCCTAACGGGTGAGTATAAGGGCTAAAGAGAATGGCCCCTGAACCGGAGCCATACAGTCTCCGAACTGTAGTCGGCGAACAAAGATGTGTTCGATCCCTCTTTATGAAAACAGACCGTTGCATGGGTGACGCGCCTAGGGCGCTAAGAAACCCCCATGCGATACTACGTTCCGTTATGGCGTCTGAGAGGGGCACCAGCTTACACCAAAAATGAATGATTGTATTCCACTCCCGCCAGCCCAGCAACTTTGCCCCTCAAGAGGTCAAAGTCTCGTGCGCTAGGTGTACTACTTGGCGTCATAGCGAGACGCGACAATCACCAACCAAACAAATCGTACTAGCCGATTTTTTGTCTGGACTTAATTTTAGGCGCAACATGGGCCTGCCTCTCAGGTCGCCTGTGGCACATTATATAATATATATATGAACCCCCGTGGGCATTAAAACCCCGTTGAGCCAGATACTAAATGCACCGTCAACCCCCAAATGGCCTTTACTCAGGCCATAGATCGCAAGGGCGATCACACAACTGGGGGTCGGGGCCTATCACAAAATGTACGCAAATCAGAACCTGACGCTCCCATCATTTGTGATAGTGCGGAGTACCCGCTCCAAGACGGTGCAGCAAATGACGCGGCATCAGAACCAAGTATGATTTCCCCACATTTTCTGTCGCTAAGCTTAGGCCCCTTGACCGTTCCCTCGACGCCGACACGCTAAGAGTGCGGTCGGCAAGTCTTCAGTGCGATTTAGAAATCCGACAAGCAGCGGCTGTAATGCACACAGTTTCATAAGACATTACATAACTTTAAAGGAGCACCAAAAATGGTCATCTTTCAAAAACTTAACGATCTCAAGGACCACGGCGAAGCGCTGGGTTACTACAGGTTCGAGGTCAACGTGTACTTAGAACCAAGACCCAACTACGGCTCCGAGGTACGGTTCGCAGTCGAGTACAGAGCAACAGAGTCCGACTCGACCGAGTACAAGTACTTCACCCGCGAGAAGTTTGAGGACACCGACCTAGCGTTCGAGGAAGCTCGTGAGTTCGTACTCAACATGCCGAGCTTGGATGAACATCGTCGGCAGGACGCCGTTCGCAGGTCCGAAGCATACGAGGAGCGGCTGTTGGAGGACGCCGCTCACGAGGACGATCCGATCCTAAAGCAGCACCTGCTGGACAAAGCCGCTCGTGAGGCCAGCGACCGCAAGCAGTTGTTGGGCCTGTTCTACAAGCAGGGCTACCACATCACCGCTCAGTAATTACCAACGCGGGGGCCTCGGCTCCCGCACCATTCAACTAAACTGGAGAACCACATGTACGACGAAGATATCAAGATCGACGCTGACGCAAATGCGCTGGCACAACTCATCATCTCAATCGTTCAGTCCGCAAACAAAAGCGAGACTGACGCCAAGATCGACGAACTCCAGAGCAAGATCGACGATCTGGAAAATCAGATAGAGGAGTTCGACATCCACGACCACAGTTACGATGTGGGCGAGATCGCGCTGGAACATCTCTCCAGCTACGGTGGTCTCCACGAAACCGTTACCGAAATCATCAACGAGCACGACTTCTCGGACGCGGAGATTCCAGTTGCATCAGGCACAACCTTTACGGTCACTGTAACCTGATGGCTTGGCTAGACAGCAATGTCTGGAAGAGAGGGTCGCAGTGGCGGCTCTCTCACACCAACGGAGTCATCTTCATTTCCACGTTCTACAAGAACAAAACTCTGGCATTAGTCGAAGGTCGGAGGATGCTGCACGAAGGAAGGACAAAGCAGCTCAATATCTTCAAAGGCGATGGGACATGGGAAGCGTCAGAGGTGACTGATGTCTCAAATGGAACATCCAACCCAATCGCAGCAATCACCCAACTAAGGAACAGCATATGACTAGACCAACCCCGCAAGAAGCAGGCCAAACTCTTGGAAACGCCATCAAGTTCCAACTGGAGTTCATGGTTATGATGCAACACTCAGACCGCAACGACGAAGCGGCGAAAGCATACAACAGGATCATCGCACTGTGCGACCAAGCAGGGCAACCCGTCAGAAAGAACGAAGCATGAGGATAGGTGGGTATCAGATGGAGGACCTTGGCTATGGCCTAAAGGTTGTAGAACATGAGGGCGGCTGGTCATTCTGGATGCAGGGTGATGACGCTCAACAGTTCCGCGACGAGTGGGAAGCGTATCAGGAACGGGTGGACAACGACTTCCGCCACTTCCTGACAACGCACGAATATGATGGGCTGTTCGAATGAGAAGCTGGCCCATCTGGAACGAAATCACGGCTTGCGTATACAAATCTTGCAAGTCGTATGGAGTCAAAGCAACAGGCGAGGTGACGGTCAAGGTCGGCACCTCTGCCAGCAACTCCCACGTATTCCTGCGACATGCGACCACGCATCGGTTGCAGGACAACGGGGACCGAGAGTATCGGTTCTACCTAGACGGCGAAATGATCCGTCGAGCGGTACTAAAGAAAGGGGCTACCGCGATTGAATACATCACTGACTAAACAACTAGAGCAGCTTCCCATCAAGGAGCGGCTGCTCTACCTAGAAGAGGCGTTGCGGGACAACCGCAGCGTTTCTCGACAATACACAAAGCTAATCGACTACTACAAACAGCAAGCGGTCGATCAGGGGCTGGCAACGTGGGTCTACAAACCATCAAGAGAGCTTGCCCCAACCAAAGATCAGTTCGTTGGCCTCTTCGGTCAAGGAGCATTCGATCAAGTAAAACGTCCATCCAAACCAGAAAGGGACCTAATATGGCTCATCAAATAGACTTCGGCACGTTCTGCGGGGACGAGATCAGGGAGTACTACGACAGGCATCCTGACCTCTCCATCCTAACCTACGCAGGCATGCTGGGACTGACGGGGACAGAAGTCAAAGACATACTCATGACAGATGGGTCAGACATCGACAGAGAGGAAGAAAAGACAGCGCAACTAATGTTCGAGGAGGCAGACGAAACCTTCGGCGCAGATTACTAAACAAACAGGTGGTCCCAATCAGGGGCCACCGCATAACTCAAGAACTAAGAATGAGCGGCTAGTCGCCGCCTGCTTCAAAGAAAAGAGATTGAGTGCTGCGCACACTCTATTTTTAAAAACCAACAGCACACGCTCCTTCGTCGCATGTGCTGTTGGTTTTAGTAGGCGGATTCCGCGCCGGAAGCCGCAAGACTTGGTTGGAAGCCGCAAGATTCCGATAACCGATCGACCATCCGAGGTCGAAGAGCCAAAAATAATTCATCAAAAGTACCGTATCGGCTGCAACACCCGCTCTTGATGCCTGCATCAAGGGCCTCGGTCCCATGACAACCGTCAAATAAAAGAAGCAACTTGGTACTGGGGTCTTTGACCAAGATGAAATTCAGACCGCCACGAGCCCAATATGCTGCATTCCACGCAACTTGGTTGGGCGTTAATTTTATCCGGTTACCGGAAGACACCTTTAACTCTACCCAAAAGGGTATTC